TTCATTATGTCTTCAGCTATTTCTTTGCTAGGTTCTTGAACTTCTTTTATATCTTCTACTAACTCACTAAACTTTTCTTTAGCAGCACGAGTCAATGCAGGATTAAATATTGCAGTATGTAAAGAATATAACTCACCTATCTTTATGTCAGTATCATATTTGTCGTGTGCCTTTTGTATTGTATCATATAAAGATTTAGTATCTCCATAAAATATAGTAGGAGATATTGAACCTTTGTATTGGTTATAAAACTTTTTATTTAACATTAATTTAATCGCTTGCTTTTCTATCATCTAACTCCTTTAATAATATTTGATCTATTGTTTCTGCTATTGATTGATCTCTTTGAGTCCAGTTATTTTTATTAGTTTCCCAAAGATCATACTTCCACTCATTCCATTTATCTAGTATTTCTTTTTTCATATTCTCATTCATAAAATATTTTCCTTATCTGTTCTGTGTTGTAGTATTTAAGATCATCTTCTAAAGGTTTAACTATTACATTTTCAAATCCAGAGGATCTTAAATCTTTTGCCATGTCGTATGCTTTTGTTGTAGCGTCTCTATCTAAACATACATATAAATTTTTATATGGTTTTATATGATCCATATGTGTACGTTTTAATTTAGTACCCATTATAGATATACCAGTTAATATATTAGATACAGCACAAGCAGATGGACAATCTTCTACTATAACTGCATCTTCGCATACACCACATTTAAATGGAATATCTTTATTACCATACATAAACCATTTTGGAAATTCATTTTTATTTAATGCTCTACCTACTGCACCAACTATTTTATGAGTGTCTCTATTCTTAATTAAGAATACAACTCTATCTTGTTTAACATCATATTTAAAATCTGCTCTACCCCAAGACCAAGACTCCCAACAATTATTATTAGCTAACCAATGCATAGCTTTATTATTAGAATATATTGATTGAAAACTATCTGGTAATTCAAAGTCTTTGTCTTCTACATGTAAATCTTTATTACCTTGAAAAACTTTTTGTACATACTGCATATCTTTTTCTCCTTCTTTTTTTCCTCGTGCTTTACAAGATGCATGAAAACAGTACCAATATATATTATTATTTGTAGTGTCTATTGATAGTGTATTTTTATTATTACAAAATGGACAATCTATTCTTGTCTGTATGTCTTTTGCAAGATATAAACTTTGTATAACATTTAATTGTTGTTTGTAATTCAAATAGATACTTCCTCGTATGTTAATGTATATCTATCTGCTGAATAAAAATTATCTGGTCTAACTGTTAGTAATTTTTCATTAAGATATAATGCTGTTTCATTTTCTATTTCTTCAACTGTTGGATAATTTTGAAATGATATTATTCCTACTGCGTGTATTCCCATTCCGTATAATCTTATTTTGTATTTTTTCATTGTTATTTTCCCTATCACACTTTTGATTATTTGTCAAGTTATATTCTTTTAAAGTCATAACTTTTATTTTAAGCCCTTTTTCTTTTAGTTCCTTTAGTCTTTTTGGATTCCAATAAAACATTTTGCTCCTCCTTTTTAAACCACGATGTGTCTCTACCTTCTTTCTTACACCATTCGTGATGTAGTATTTCTATAGGTCTTATATTTTTATAACTCATACCCCTCATAGTTTACCCTTTCTTTCTTTTCTTGTTTTGTATGGTAGCTTATATGTGTAAAAACTTACATTACCTTTACGACTCATCCATTCTACATAAGCTACTTTTGCATCACCTGCTTTTGTATTAAAAGATATAATAGCTTTTTTTAAACTCATAGCTTCAATATCTTGTGATTTACCTTGTGTTATAAATTTATATGTTATCATTGTTTATATCCTTCTATTTGATCAATTAAATTTTTTAAACATTGTTCAAAGTCTTTTGACATTGTATCTTGATAATCACATATTATAGATCTTACCTCTGCTATTATGGCATCAAGAATAACATCTTCTTTAACTCGTTTGGCTTGTGGGTATACACGTGCTTTTCCTTTTGCATATACACTATCAGCCATTGCTTTCTTTTTTTCATACTCTTCTGCTTTGTTCTTACTTATCATGTAGTCTTTCATATCATTCATTTTGCTAACCCATTTGTTATTATTTTTTTTACTATTGATTGCAAAGGATTTACATTATTTTTATTAGAACTACAAGACGTAAGTAGTAATAATATAATTATTATTCTAATCATCAATGCTCCTTATAACTTACTTGTTTAACTTTACGACTCCAACAGGTACGGCAACTACCACACTCACCTTTTTGTTTTGGTGCAGGACACTCACGACCTATTGCAGATTTATCTTTATGTACACCAGAAGTCCACTTCCAAAAGTTAGGTGGTGGACTATCTACTTTGATTGCTGATACACGCAAACATAAATTCTTTGGCACATCTTCTTCTTTGATCTGTTTTATTATTTGATATTCTCTTGTAGCTAACCAATGTTTTATCTTTGGTGTATGCTCACATACTTCAAATATCTTCATTAAATGGGAGTAAGATTGTATATCACCAGCATCAAACCACCTATGATATCTCTTTGACTTATCTAGGTTTTTGTATTTTATGGTCAGTAACATTGTCATATAATCTACCCACTCGTTTAGTTCAATTGCTTTTCTTCTAACTTCGTGTGCATCAAATACATTTTTAAACATGTATCTATTCTTTAATGCATAACAAGAATAACAGATAGTACCTTTTATCTTTGCTAACTTTGATCCTGTCTTGCAGTGCTTTGCAGATATACCCCAACCAAACGCAGGCATCTTACTTGGATTAGATAGTGTGCCTATCTTTTTTTCTATATCTTTAATCTTCATATTACCAACCTTTCAAAAAGTAATTATATATTTTATTGGCTACTCTTTTTCTGTTAAGGGCTATGCACAATGCAACCATATAACCTACGTCATATGTAATATTAGAAAAATCATCCATATTATCTTTATCTTCTTTTAAATCAAAGAACATATCTTTTATTGTATTCATAGTTTCTTTTTTGTTTATCATAATTTTAACTCCAATCTTCTAATTGCAAATCTTAATTGCTCTTTTGTTATTTGTCCAGTCTTATACTTGTCTGATAATTTATTAAATAGTTTTAGTAAATGATCTCTTGTTGTACCTAAGTGATCACACATTATTGAACAACCTCTAGTATAAAACCAATTCCTAGATTGTTGTATGTCTGACATAGTCAGATTAGTAGATGTACTCAATTCAAATGCATCTTCCATTGTCTGTTGGATTATTGCAATAAGTAATTTTTCTTCTGGTGATCTTTCTTTTATATGTATAGTTGCTTTTTCCATAATGATTGTATATCATATTTCTTGCATAAAGTCAATTTGTCTCATTGAGTTTTAACTTAAAATATGATATGATTACCTGTCAATGCAGGGGGGGTTAGTATATATCTTATGCAGTATCGTCTCTTCCATACTTTTTTTTACCTAATAGATATTCTAATTTCTCTTTTCGTTTTCTTTCTTGTTCTATTTTATTAATAATATAATAGGCAATGATTGCCCCAATCAATAGGGCAACCATATTAAATAGATACATACCTAGTCCATGATAGAACGTCATACTATTTTCCTCCCAAACCTCTACTTAGGGCTTTGTGATAGTAATATACAAAGTGATCACTAGCTATATAGTTTTCTATCTCTGAGTCTCTCATTACATTACTTTTGATAGAGTCCATAGTACTATTGTCTATTCTGTATTCTTCGCTACCTTTCTTACCAATTTTAATTGCTCTTTTATTATGAGAACTATAATTAGTTAAGGCATTGTATACATCATACAAAGTAGATTTATGCATATCTGTTTCTAATACTTGTTTTAATAAATTATATTTATTATCAGAACCATTAGAAAACTTTGTAAATATACTATCTACTTCATTGGCTGATAGTGATAAACTATTATACACTTCAAACTTGTCTTGCATCTTTTCAAATGTAAGACCAATGTGTTGTAGTTTTAAAAAAGAATCATCAACATCAAAATGTGTTGTGTGTTTCTTAATTGTTTCACCTAAACTATCAAATGATTTCATGCCATTCTGACAAACTAATCTTAGAAACATTGCTCTAATCTTGTATACTATAGATGCATCATAACTAGATACAACTTCAATACCAAACTTTAGTTTATCTTTTGGATTAGTTCTCATTGCATGT